ATAATCTTGTAGTCCATCATGAGTTTTTCAACTTCACCAGTTTCTTTGTTGATAGTTTCTTTAGGGAAAACGTCAAACACGATAGAAAGTGAGGTTGGGTCAGACGCACTTTGAGAAAGGGTGAAGTTAGATTGTGGTTTCACGTTGTAGTAGTGAATTTGAACCATTCTATCGACACCAGTGTTACGCTCACGAAGTTTAGACTCACCGAAGATTTCATAAGAGTCAGGAAACTTGTCAGAAACAACTTTCAAGGTACGAACGTTGTCAACTTGTTCCATGTAAGATACAGAGTAAGCGTCACCAATCGCTGCACCAGTAAAGGTGATAGTGCCGTCAGCGTAAGAGTAGCTTACGTCAGCACCAGCTGGAGTTACGAGTTCGCCAGTGTTGTTAGCAGCAGCGTTCTTGTCAGCGGTAGTTGCTTTGAAAGTGGTTAAGTCAGTTACACCAGCAGCAGAAGTTGTTGGTTTAACTTTAGCAGACTTAGGTCCTTTACCAAATTGGTTAATTGCACGAACTTCATACTCGTATTGAGTTTCAGCAGTCAATTTAGAATCTGTGTAAGCGGTAGCACTGATAGTAGTCAATGAGTTACCGTTACGCAAGATTTCGTATTGCTTAACACCAGAAACAGGTTGGAAAGTAATACGAGCAGTTGTAGCGTTAA